GGCGATTCTTTTTCTTTCGCTATCTCTTTTTGTACCTAAAGTATTACCGCCATCTCCACCGTTAGAAATATTATACAACGATTTGCTACCAAACATTTTTCTATAAAATGCTATCCAGAAAATTTCTTTTCTGTTTTGGTCTTGTCGATTTTCAGCAAAATCTATCGTTTTTCTGGTGAAACCGCGCCGTCCCAATTTTTCGATATCAGGAGTCAATTCTAAACCAGAACCGAGATAGTCACTGGAGACGCTTTTGCCGCTTGCTTTACCAACATATATTTTTCCAGCGATATTATTCGTCGTCTTGTAAATAATCAATATTCGTTATTCCTTGTCGTCTTTTAGTTCTAGCTCTAGCTCTGTGACGACGTCAACGACTTCGTCAAAAACTTCTATCGGATAGTTGGCCCATTCGCATCCGAGTGCAGATTCGACCCTCGTTGTCTTGTAGACCCTTTTCAGAAGAGCTTCCAGTTCTTCATACGTAAACTTTCTTTTGCTCATTTTATATCTCCCCCATGAAATGGGAATAGATTGCATCCAGTACAAATCGCACTTTCTTTTTTGGATGGCCTATTTCTTTTTGTGTTTCTCTTATGAGATCTTCATAACGGACACTATCGCCGTTAATGATTTTTGCTTTAATACTCTCTAATATTATACCATAGCTCTCATCATCTGGTAGGTTCAAAGACTCGGCGGTTAATTTTAGAATGTAATCTCTGATTGCAGAGAGATTCTCAAATTCGTTATCTGAATCTTGGCTTAAATCGTTATTGAAATTTTCATCATCAATAGCCATGAAATGAGGGTCTTCAGAGTTAAGTGAAGTGTCTTGATAGTAAGACTTAAGATACCAAAAAATCTTGTTTCTAGCTACTCCCGTGAAATACGAGAAAGCGTCTCCCTTCTCTTTACTCCACTTTGGAGCGGCTTCTAATATTCCCACCCAGGCCTCTTGACGGATATCGTCGTTGATATAATTTCGTCTAAGTAGCTTGTATCTCCCAATAACTCCCGAAATAAGTTTGTTAAAAATTGGGTTGAGTTCGTTGATGATGTCATAATCACAGGTCGCTTGAAACTCTATAAGTCTCGCTTCGACATAGTCATTATCGAAGTACATCTTCTTGCTCATTTTAGAGCATCGTTGATCCGGGCTTTATTTTCTTCATATACTTGTTCCCAGTCTTTCCTGTTGAATTTGATGATGTTCGCTTCGTTGGTGTCTAGAACATCTGAATTAAGGTTGAGCTCATTGGTTCGTCCCGTTGTAAGTCTCTTTTGTTCTTTCAGCATTTCGTACATAGTCAGCGGAAGGTCAAACAGGCCAGTGCTGTGATTAAAGATGAGGTCAACTTCAAGGAGTGGTGTGTAAGCCTTATTTTTTATTGTTTTAGCTTGAATCTTCTTGCCGGTTATGCCTCTGGCTTCGTCAATTTTTACTGTGTTGGTTGCTGACAGTCTTATTCTTTGGATAGCTGCATACTTGGGAGCATGTCCACCGGGAGAAGAATACTTTTCACCGAAGGTTTGACCAACATTTTCTCTGAGCTGATTGACAATTAAAAGCGTGACCTGCGCATTTTGAATGGGCATGGTGAGTTTCCTGAGGGCCATCGAGTTAACCCTAGCTCTAACAGCCATTTCCTTTGTGTACTCATCGCCCTCTTCCATTTCAATTTCTTTCTTAGCAGGGGTTTGAGCAAGGGAATCCCAGATGATAAGTGCTGGGCCGTCCCATGATTTGTCTTTTATCTTTGATGTGAGCACTTGAGCAATTGTGTCATATACATCCTCGAGACATCCTGGCTGAACGTAGATGAGCTTTTCAGTATCTACTCCCAGCATTTTCAATCTAGCCATGGAAGTGGCGGCTTCAGTATCTAAGTAGACGACTGGCATGTCTCGTTTCTGCGCTTCAGCCGCAACCATTCCCGCGATTGTAGATTTGCCTGAAGCTTCGAGACCAATGAGTTCTACCACGCCTCCGATGATAATTCCTCCGCCGAGCTTTTTGTCAAGAGGCGGAATACCAGTAGAGATAAAATCGAACGCATCAATCTGAATCTGTTCGGACGAGCCAAAAATAGCTTCTCGTATTTTTAGGAGACCTGGGCCTTTCTTCCCGACGGCCGTGGCTTCCTCTTTTCCTGCTTTTATTCTCATTATCTACTCCATTCCTAAAACGATTATGCTAAGTAACACTGCTGCAAGCAAGATTATCTGTATAATATCAATCATCAAAAGGGTAGGTCTTCGGCTGGCGGTTCTTCTGTGCCGGGACCAACGCTTTCAACGAATGGTTCGTTTCCACCGGGCTTATAATCTGTATTCTTGAACCCTTCAATTCCCGCAGCGAATTGTTCAGAGCGAGCTTCCATCTTTCCATTGCGCTCCTTGTCTTTCTCTGCTTTGATTATCGAGTTCGTATAGTCCTTCAGGGCGGATAGAACACTGCTAACAGTTTCGTTATCACATACAACCTGCTCCTCAATAAACTTATTGAGAGGTTTTTCGTGAACGTTTATGAGGAGGTTTTTATACCCTGCACTGTCGGAAGGAATGGCCACATCGGGATTGACGTCGATATCAAACTTGCCTTCTGGGTTGGTGAATAATTTAATTCTGTGGCGGAAGGAATCGATGAGATTGATGTTCTTATCGGTCATCAGCTTGGAAATTCTCTCCATGAGGATTCTGTACAGATAGTCTTGTAGCCATGCAACTTTAATTTTCTTTTCGTGGGCTACGTAGGTTACGAAGAACTTTGTGGGAACAGCTATTTTGAACACATCTTTGGGCACCCGGTTCTCGGTCATCCAACTATCGATTGCACACCCTGTGCAGTTGATGCGGACAGGTCTCATGCCACCAAATTTCTGCATGAATTTATAAGTGCCGAAGTGCGTGTTAACTTCCTCAAACGGATAGTCAATTTCGCATTCGTCAGCAGCAACGTCCATTGACGAAACTTTAGGGATTATAAAGAATTCGTAGACGGTATTTTTCTGGAATTTTAGGAAATCGACGGAACCAAATGGACCGCCAGAGCTGGCGGCTTGCTGCTGATGAGTCTGCTCAAACGTTTCACGAGGGCGAATTTTCATGATACTTCCTCCATGCTTTATTATTTATATTATAACACAACATGCACACAGTATTTCGAAGTTAGATTTTTTTATTCTCTTTACGCTTAATCCACGCTTCTCGTAATACCACATCAGATTTTGATCTGGTTGTTGACCTTTCGTTTTAGAGATTTTGCATAATTCTCGTCGACAATCTTTCCGTATTCAACTGTTGCAACGTAATTCATGCGGCAGATTTTCTCAGTAGTGAATGCATTTTCGAGAGGATTGATGTCGCGCTTGGCGTTGTTAGCCGATAAAATAAAGTACGTTTTACCGCCCGTCTCTCCAGCTTCCGGCAGATCTCCTTGGACTATAGGGATTAGACTGTTTAGCAGTTTCGTCGAATTTATTGTGTAGAAAATGTAAGAGGGTTTGCACAAATCTTTCGCTATAGGATCGATTCTTTTTCTATGAATCCTGATTGTGTTGACGCTCTTTGAGAAATCGGGTTCGAATAAATCAGAGATGTTTATTTGAGAGGTCTTATCGACGCTGAAGATGACAACCATCGTTTGGTTCTCGACAACGTCAAATCTATCTTCAAACACTTCCGTCTTCAGATTATAAGTATAGAATCTCTCTTTATCTATCTTGTAGAGGATCGCTTTATCTGTAAACTTATTCAATTTCGGGATAAAATCAGCAATCTGAATGCTTATAAAGTTTTCGCTGAATTTATTTCTTAACGGCTTCAACGGAAAGAATACTGAAATTAGTTTCGTAGTTGAAGTTTTTTCTGTTGACTGTTCGCCCGTCATATTGCATCTCCTTAGATTATTTCATGTTTCCAAATGGAATCAACTGCTAAACTATAATTTAAGCCCAACTTGTCTAATGCAGGACTGATTTCTCCACCCACTCTTAGGTCGTGTCCACATAAAAGCTTTTTACATATTGGCAACCAGGCTTTTACGTCCGTCATAACACCTGCAGCGCTGTGGTCGCCGTCAACGAAAATCATATCGATAGACTTCGGTTTAAAAAACTGTGCAGCAGAAAAACTGTCCATTCTATACACTACGAGATTTTTAAAATGTCCAACATTAGCATAGAATTCAGTATAGAACGAACCTTCTCCAAAAAGAGCTGGATCGCATTGAAACATATCGACTGCAAATACAGAGCCGGAACATCCCGTAAGAAGTGCGTAAGTACTTCGGCCCTTAAAGCTTCCAATTTCAAGAACAGACTTCATTTGCTTAGATGTTTCATGCAACCAAAGAAGCTCTTGATCAGACATCCATCCTTGAATACTATAGTTTATCATTTTGCCTCTTTTTTAAATATGTATTTTTGCCATGCTGAAATGTTCTCTCTTATTGTTTTTGGATACAATTCATCGATTTCGATTACTTCAAGCAGATCTTTGCCCTGTCTGCCTGTTATATCGTCGAGATTTTCAAATCGTTGCTTAACACCGTCTAGAAATTCGGGAGTATTGAGTTCGATGTGAGCAGCATTTTTCATCT